GGGCACGGTGGAAGTGCTGACAGGCAAGCAGATCACAGATTCCGCAGGCACGAACGTCCAATTTGGTGACAACATCCACATGAACAACAACAAGATCACCAACGTCAGTGATCCAACCGCGGACCAAGATGTGGCAACGAAGGCATACGTGGACAATGCCAGTGCGAACACAGGCGACATCACATTCACGGGTAGCACCGTGCAATCACCATCCAACGCTGACATAACAATGGATCCAGGAGGTACAGGGACAGTGACTTCGGAGAGTGACATCGTCATCAAGTCCCGTAACGATATCGTGCTTAATGATTCAGACAACAGTGCCCATATAAGTCTACGTGCACCAAATGCCGTGACCACTAGCACAACACTGACACTACCCGATGGTGCGGGCACATCCGGTCAGGTACTGTCAACGGACGGTGCCGGTGTGTTGAGCTGGGCTGATTCCGGTGGCGGTGGTGGTTCCGGGGCCAGCTATCCCAACTCCACAGTATCCACCATGCCTGGATCAGACGGGGATTACGACCTTGCAAAGAACGCCGCACAGTCAGTGTCGGAGACCCCATTCGAGGCCGGGGGTACGGATGCGTTCGGGGTCAACCTGGGAACAGTTTTTGACATGATGGATCCCATCGGCACAACAGCGACAACCGACCTGGGCGACGGAGAGGCCTACGTGGGTGCATAACAACGATAAATATCAAAGGAGAAAATAATGCCAACTACACTGCAATTTAGAAGAGGAACAAGTTCACAGAATGATGCTTTCACAGGAGCACTGGGAGAGGTCACTGTTGACACTACCAACGACGCCCTGAGGATACACGACAACTCGACCGCGGGAGGCTTCGAGACGGTGGCCAGGGAAGCAAAATACGCCGACGTCGCTGAGCGTTATCACGCCGACGCGGTATATGTTCCAGGCACTGTTGTAAGTTTTGGCGGACAACGGGAGATCACTCAGAGCACAACGGATGCCGACAAGAGGGTGGCGGGTGTGCTTTCAACTGATCCATATGCTGTGATGAACAGCCCCCACAGGCAACCAGAGATGCTGAACGAATACCATCCACCGGTGGCCTTATTGGGCAGGGTTCCAACCAAGGTCATAGGCACTGTGGAAAAAGGTGATCTCATGGTTTCCAGCACAACATCCGGACACGCCCGAGCATGGACTGAGGACACAGCTCCCCCAGCCGGTGCCGTGATAGGTAAAAGTGTAGAGCAAAAGACCAGCACCGAAGCCGGCACCATAGAGGTAGCCATAGGTAGGCTGTAATCGTTGCCATTTCCGCATATCTGATATTTGAATTCAAATTGACAGATTCCAGATCATAGTGTATAAGTAGTGTGGCATAGCAACACACACAAACACAGGAGAATATACTATGGCAAAGAACGCATTTGAGGTGCGATCAGAACTGTTGAACTTGGCGTTCGCGGTACTGACACACAACAAAAAACAAGAACCAATCACAACTGATGAACTGGTCAACACAGCAAAGCAGTTGAACGATTTCGTTTCAAGCGGTGAGCCCCTAGTGAGCGACACCACTAAGATACTAATGGAGAATGCCAAGAAGGCCACGCAGGCCATCGAGGGATTCGTTAAAACAAAAACCGAGGACAAGAAATAATGTGGCCATACACAATAGAAGAAAATGACACGATAAGCAAGACAAACATTGCTCATCACAGAGAACAGCTATTGGCGGCGATCAGGAAAGGTTACACTGCATACAAACAGGACAAGTATTCATTGCTTGGCTTGTGCGTGGTGCCATCGATCATGCTGACAGCTCTCATCACTACTTTATTCATCGTAAAGTAATCACACTATAAGATCTAGAATAGTTTGAAGTTTACCCTTGATGGCTTTGTTGTTGAGGGTATTTTTCAATCCGCCGTGTAGGTTCTTTGGCCAGCACTCAAACGCACACCAGGCGTATGAGCTGTGCTCATGATTGAGCTTGGGTATGAATTCTGATGGCACCGCTATCACGTAAGTGTTGAAATAGAACTTCTGGTCATTGCTGGTGAACAGCTCCAATGGTATCACTTTCTTGAACCCGGGTGTGGTGCCCAGTTCTTCTTTTACTTCTCTCTTCAGTCCTTCGAACGCACTTTCCTCGAACTTGGTCTTGCCTCCGGCCAGGCCCCACATGCCCTTGGTCTTGCCATCGGTGCGTTGCAGGAACAGGAACCTTTTGGTGTCCACCGCGTAGAAGAGAGCTCCACTGCAAACTATGTTTTTTTCCATAATGTATTATAGCACGATCGTCCACTTGCCCGCAATATAAATGCCTTCGTAACTTTTGACCCATGCACCATCCACGAATTTGTACTGTATGCCCGTGTTGAGGTTGGTCACATATGCAAGTGTTGAGTCTGGATTGCTGGCATCCCATACCACGTCCCACTCGTCGTTGACTGCGTCGTACTGTATGATATCGTTTTTGCTGGCTGGTAACTGCCTCCAGTTCTGTGAGAACAACCATGTCTGATCGGTCGTCCTGTCTGTATCTGATGCCACTTCGTCGTCTCTGCCGGCCGTCTCGCCCGGTCTGACCTTTCCTATGTCATCCGTGATTATGTATCTTGTGCCGTCCTGTGGTGTGTCACCTGGATCGAATGTCAGGGGATTCACTATCTTGCTGACACTGGTCAAAGTGTTTGCGGGCACCGTGTCCGAGTCTATGCTGAACAACAGTATGCTCTCATCCAATGGTGATGGTGCTATGGTACCAACCACTTCGTTGCCATTTTCCTGCTGTAACTTTATCTGACTTATTCCATTTGTTATCTTGCCGTACTGACCAAGCAGTGTGTTCCAGTTGATTGGTGGTCCAAACACACTGAACGGATCTGCCTCGGTCTTGGCGTGTGCGCCTGTGTAACTGCCATCGCCACCAGAACCTGTGTTGATACCAGTTGTGCCCAACAATCTCAATTGATTCCCAGTAAGCAACACATTGAAGTTGCCTGGAGCGATGTAACTCCTTGACAACAACGAACCGTCTATCAGTCCTTTGTTGATGCCACCGTCGTCATCATACACACTCATGATTATCTTTTCGATAACACCCAACTTGCTGACTTTTACAGGCGGTGATAACCATATTGGCATGGAGAAAGTCATTGATGCGACATCTATCTCGGTCTCTGTGCCCACTGGTATGGTCCTAGAAGAGAAGCTTACATTCTGTAATTCTATGTAACTAAGGCTGGTCCAGTCTATGTAGTTGTCCGACTTCTGTATCTCAAAGTCAGGATTGAACAGGTAAAGTATCTGCTCCATTATCTGTAATTTCATGTCGGTGTTCGTGGTGAATATGTCCGCCTGCACATTCAATCTGAACGGTGAGGGCATGACTTTCTCAATAGTGTAACCTGCGCCGAGGTTCTCATTGTAACTGCCATCCTCGTTCCTATCTCTCTGTTTGAGATGTTGTTTCTCTATGTGGTAGGGATTCTGCATCCTTTCCCTGTCGTATTCCAATCCTGTGATATATGCGGCTATCTTTGGAGCATATACTAGAGCGTTCTCACTGTTCTGTCTCAACATGCTGGCCACCTGTCTGGTGACATCTCCGTACACACAAGGCACCTGTTTGAGTTGTACCTTGCCGTCTGCTCCCTTGCCAACTTCAATATTGAAATTGCTGAGCACACGTATGAACTGTGTCAAAAATTTCCTAATCTGTCCTTCATAGAAGTGTAACATTAATCGTCAGCCTTTGGTTTGAGTGCATCAGTCAAGCTCTGCCTCTGTTCAACAGTCAAACCGTTAATGGTGCTTGATGTTGTGTTGTTGATGAATGATGTCTTGTAGTTAGCCCTTGAATTGTCATTTGTTGTTGTCATCCTCACCGCGTCCTCTGTCTTGACCCATCTCGTACCGTCGTATCTGAACAGCCTGTTAGGTAGATAATCTGTCCTAAGGAAGTAATCTCCCTTGTCGATTCCACTGTCAGGGAAGCTGGTACCATGTCCTGCGACATAGCCGTTCGGCGGAACGCCGTCGCCGTCGAGGTAGAAACCATAATGGCTACTTGCAGGTGTGTCCACAACTGCGTTGATCGACTCATCTGAGCTGGCAGATCCTTCCGAGACGCCTTCCTTCCTCACATTGCCCCTCTCGTCTATAGGAGTGACATAGTATTGCTTGTAGTTGAATCCAGACTTTGGCACATCGGACTCTGCCTGTGCGACAACCTGTGCGTTGATCTCTTTTTCCCTGTTGTATGTGCTCATGTAACTTGACAACGTGTTGCCCGTGTCACCTACTTCTTTGTCTAAAATATCTTTGTATTCCTGTGAATCCACTATGGATTTCAATTTCAATCTCAGTAGATGCGGCCACCATGTCTGTGAAAATCCTTCAGCGGCCCTGTTGACGTCTTCCACAACATAGAATCTTTTCAATGCAATTGGGATATTCTCATCCAATGAAAAGTCGTCCTTCATGTGTGGTAATTCAATGACGTCACCGTTCATGATCTTCCTACCTATCCTCTCCACGCTGTCATTTAGATGAACGGTCATGAACACAGTGTCATTCTGCAGGAACATGCCAAACTGTGATAGATTGAAATCCATGTCCTGCACATTATAGATGCCCCTGATTATGTACACATCATCCGAATACTTCCTGTCTCTGTTCTCCAGGAACAATAGATCCTGTATGGTCCTCTCATTTAGGCTGTCACCACTGTATTGTGGTTGCGTGGGTGATGCTGGCCCGTCCTTGTTTGTGTCCCCTTGATCGTATGGACCCAAGTATTTGTGTAGGTATATGTCAGTGCCACCAACTGAGAATTGCTCGTTGATGACTTTGTCCATGAACCTGTAATCATTGCCTTTTTCCGGCTTGTATAGTGAAAGTCTCGGCATCGCACACATAT